CAAAAATATTTACAAAGACCTAGAAGCACAACTTAAATTCAACTATTGGAAGAAAAATGAGCGAAGAAATCAAAGTCAAAAAACGCAATGGCACTATTGAGCCATTGCAACTTTCTAAACTCCATGAAATGGTCGCCTGCGCCTGTGAGGGCCTTTCTGGGGTTTCAGTATCTCAGGTAGAAATGGCATCTGGGATTCAATTTTATGATGGTATTTCAACCAATGAAATTCAAGAAATCTTGATCAAGGCCGCATCTGATCTTATTTCTCTGGATAATCCTAATTATCAATACGTGGCCGCAAGACTTCTTCTGTTTTCAATTCGGAAGAAGATCTATGGTGGTCGAATTGATCTACCTCATCTGAGTGAGCACATTAAAAAGTGTGTAGACCTTGGTGTTTATGATGCCTCCATTTATGAGAACTATTCTGAAGAAGAACTAGATCTGGTCAATTCTTTTATTGACCATGACCGGGATCTTTTGTTTACTTATGCTGGCCTTCGGCAGGTAGTTGATAAGTATCTTGTGCAAGACCGAGTGGATAATGTTCTTTATGAGACTCCTCAGTTTATGTACTTGGTGATTGCACTTACTGGTTTTGCAAAGTATCCTAAAGACAAAAGGATGTCTTATGTGAAGCGTTATTATGATGCAATCAGTAAGCATAAAATTAATATTCCTACACCAATTCTTGCGGGAGTCCGAACCAGACTAAGGCAATATAGTAGTTGTGTTCTTGTTGATGTGGGAGATAGTCTTTCTAGCATTGAGGCCAGTGACGCTGCGGTTTTTAGATATGTCGCACAGCGAGCCGGTCTAGGTATTAATGCTGGGCGTATTAGAGGAATAAATAGTAAAATTCGTGGCGGTGAGGTTGTCCACACTGGAGTTATTCCTTATCTGAAAAAGTTTGAGGCTACTGTAAAGAGTTGTACGCAAAATGGAATTCGCGGGGGTTCATCCACGATATTTTTTCAGATTTGGCACCAAGAAATTGAAGATATTATTGTATTAAAAAATAACAAAGGCTCAGAAGATAATCGTGTTCGCAATCTTGATTATGCTATTCAGCTGAGCAAAATTTTTTATGAGCGGTTTATTCAGGATGGAGAAATTACTCTGTTTTCACCTCACAATGTTCCAGGTCTTTATGAAAAATTTGGTTTAGATGGATTTGATGAACTTTATGTAAAGTATGAAAATGATCCTTCCATTCCAAAGAAAAAAGTAAAGGCCCAAGAACTTATTATTAATATTCTGAAAGAGCGTGCAGAGACTGGTCGAATTTATCTTATGAATATTGATCATTGTAATTCTCATAGTCCGTTTAAGGACCAGATTACGATGAGTAACCTTTGTGTTGCTGGTGATACTAAAATTAAAATTAAGTATCCAAAGCCCGAATATGAAGATTATGGTGGGGATATTTGGAATTGGTATGTTGTTGAAAAAGAAATTAAAATTGAAGAATTAGAAGATTATATTATCGATAGAGAATGTAACGTTAGTTATTATGCAGCATATGAAGGGGACCCTTGTGAGGACGTCCCTAAAATAGAAGTTCTTTCTTATAATGTAGAAACTAACCAACAGGAATGGAAACCAATTACCGCTTTTGCGGAAACTTCACCAAAAGCCCAGGTAATGAAACTTAAACTCAGTAATAATACTGAAATTGGTGTTACTCCAGATCATAAAGTTTATACCAAAAATCGTGGCTATGTAACGGCCAATGAGTTGACTGCTTATGATGAACTAGTTTCAACAAAATTAAATGAATACCTAAAAGTTGTTTCAACCGAATATCTTGAAGAAGAAATTCCCGTTTATGATATTACAGTGGATGGTACTCATAATTTCTTTGCAAATGGAGTTCTTGTTTCCAATTGTATGGAAATCCTTCTAAAAACTACCCCGATTGAACATATTGATGATGTAGATGGATCTATTGCTCTTTGTATTCTTTCTTGTGTTAATGTAGGTACAATTAAGTCTGATAAAGAGCTTGAAGAATGTTGTGATCTTTCTGTTAGATTCTTAGATGAGCTAATTGACCATCAGGAATATCCTGTTAAGGCCGCCGAATTAACAACCAAGGCTAGTCGTTCTCTAGGTATTGGTTATATTGGTCTGGCTCATTATCTTGCTAAATTGGGATTTAAATATTCTGATCCTGGCGCCTGGGAAGCCGTCCACAAATTAACTGAAAGTTTTCAGTATTATCTTCTAAAATCATCCAATAATCTAGCAAAAGAAAAGGGTGCATGTGACAACTTTAAATACACTAAGTATTCTGATGGTATTCTTCCGATTGATACTTATAAGAAAGAAGTTGATGAAATTTGTAATGTAGAATATAATCATGACTGGGAACAACTTCGTCATGATATTTTAGAATATGGTCTTCGCCATACTACACTCTCGGCTCAACCCCCAACGGAATCATCCTCAGTTTCGTGTAATGCAACAAATGGAGTAGAACCTCCTAGAGATTATCTTTCCATTAAACAATCTAAAAAGGGAACTCTCAAACAAATTGTACCCCAGTATAATAAACTAAAGAACAATTATACACTTCTTTGGGACATGCCTTCAAATGAAGGATATATTAATTGTGTTTCTGTTATGCAAAAGTTCTTTGACCAGGGAATTAGTGTAAATGGTAGCTATAATCCCCAGAATTATCCAAATAATGAAGTACCAATCAGTGTTATAGTCAATGACGTTCTTTCACTATACAAATATGGTGCAAAGACTGCATATTATCATAACACATATGATGGCAAAACTGATGATGTTTCTGCCGAAGAAATTAAAAATAATGATTTAATTTCCGAAATCTTATCATCAGAAGAAGAATGTATCGCATGTAACGTTTAATCTAGGAAATTTATGTCTAAAGTAAAAGGAATGACAGTTTTTAATACAGAAGAAATTAACACTAAAAAGCAAAAAATGTTTTTTAGTGCTCCATTGGGGATCCAACGATATGATGAGTATAAATACCCAATTTTTGAAAAACTCACACAACAGCAGCTCAGTTTCTTTTGGCGTCCAGAAGAAATAAATCTTCAAAAAGATAGGGCAGATTATCAGACTCTTCGCTCAGAGCAAAAACACATTTATACTTCTAATTTAAAGTATCAGATTATGCTTGATTCTGTTCAGGGTCGAGGAACTTCAATTGCTTTTCTGCCATATTGTTCTTTACCAGAACTTGAATCATGTATAGAAGCCTGGGGATTCATGGAAATGATCCATAGTCGATCATATACTTATATTATAAAAAATATCTATGCTAATCCATCCGAAATATTTGATACTATTATTGGAGATGAGAGAATTTTAGAGAGAGCCAAGAGTATTACTGATAATTACGATGAATATATTCAACATGCTCAACAATACTCTTCTTCAAATCTTTGGCAATTTAATAATGAGGGTGTAGATTTAGGTAAAAATGAGCTTTATGAGGTAAAGAGAAAACTTTATCGAGCCATAATGGCAGTGAATATCCTAGAAGGAATTCGCTTTTATGTTTCCTTTGCTTGTTCTTTTGCCTTTGGTGAGCTGAAGTTAATGGAAGGAAGTGCGAAGATTATTTCGCTAATTAGCCGCGATGAAGCCGTTCATTTAAATATAACTCAAAATATTCTTTCAAAATGGAAATCAGGCGACGATCCTGATATGATTAAAATTGCAAAAGAAGAAGAGCAATGGGTTTATAAGACATTTGAAGAAGCAGTTAATCAAGAAAAAAGATGGGCCGAATATATTTTTAAAGACGGCTCACTTATAGGGTTAAACTCCGCTCTTCTTTGTCAATATGTTGAGTGGGTTTGTAATAGACGTATGAAGGCTATTGGTTTTAAACCTCTTTATGATATTCCGGCCAATAATAATCCTCTTCCATGGACGGATAACTGGCTCAGTTCAAAGGGGGTGCAGGTTGCACCTCAAGAGGTTCAGATTACTTCTTATCTAGTAGGGGGTCTTAATCAGGACATTAAACCAGATAGTTTCGCCAACTTCAAACTTTGACTAAATATATTAGTCTGTTAGTACGACAATACTCCACAGACAGGATTAGGTGCTCATATGAGCACCTTTTTTATAAATATTAATGTCGTACTAACAGAATACAAATGACTAAATTAAATCCGAGAATTTATACATATAAAATTACTTTATATCAGAGAAATAGAGGAATAGATAAATCAAATCGAATAAGAATTAAATAACCCCGGCCCCTTTAAGGGTCTTTTTACTAAATACTAAAAGAAAACCTATTTCTAAAAAATATGTCACTTTATAGTCTAACAGAAGCCTATTCGGAAATCTACGATCACCGAAAGGTCGAAGATCTGTTTGATAATCTTCGATTTGTTGATTACATGCAAGATGGAGATATTGAACAAGTAGTCGAAGAACTCGTTTGGGAATTCCGTGATTATGGTAATACCTTAGACGAATCATTTGAAATGCTCTCATTTGCCTCGACCGATGAGGTAATTTGTGAGTCTTACGATGAGCTTATTGAAGATATTCTCACCGAGGCAACTGTTACCAAAGGATCCCAGCGTTCTCAATATGCTGGCTCTGCTCAGGATAGAGTGACTTCTGGTCGTGGTGATATTATGGCCCAACAATCTGCTGCTAAAAAACTAGCCAGAAAGTCTGGTAAGGCGGTTGCGGCTGGCCTGGATGCAGAATCAAAGCAAAGAATGTCAGCTCGCGCCGCACGAGTTGGTAATGCTATTTCTAAGGTTAAATCCAAACTCAGTGGTCCTATTTCTTCTGTAAAACAGTCTATCTCAGGTTCTGCTGGTGGTCTAGGCCGTGCCACTAAGGCTATGGGTGGTAAAGTAGTAGAAAAAGGTAAGGCCATGTTAAAATCGATTCTTCGTCGTGGTGGTAAGGCCATCTATGGTGCTGGAAAGGCAATTGAGGGTAGTGGTAGAGCGGCATCCGCTGCTCCAGCAACCACTAGAACCGCCAAGGTTGGTCGCACCACTGTTACCACTACCACAGAGCCTGGTGGTAGTAAAAGGCAGGCTGTTGGTCGGGCTGTTCGTAAAGTAGGTGTTGCGCTTCAAAGAAAGGCGGGTAAGAAAGATGAGCCCAAAATGAGTCGGGCTGATTATGAGTCTCGTAAGTCCGAAAGAACTACATCTGCCAAGAAAGAAGTGGGTGATGCATTTGCAAAGCCAAAACCAATGCTTGCTCTTCCAGCAAAAACCTCTGGCCAGCCTGCTGTCCAAAGAACAGTTTCGGCTCGTAAACAAGAGGCCGCCAAGAAAATTGCCAAGGCCGCAGAAGGTTCAACTGCTAGGGGAACTCGATTTTCTGGTCCAGGGGCTCGTCTTTCTAGCCAAAGAACCAAGACTGGTTATAAAGAGCGTCTTGCCAAGTTTGCATCTCAACTATCCGAGCAAGATTATAACACTCTAGTTGATTATATTCTTGAGGACATGATTTCAGAAGGTTATGCTTCTGATGTACTAGAAGCTCTTGATCTATTTGAATCATTGACCGAAGATAGTGTAATTGATATTGCACTTGATTATTTTAACGACTGATGATCCACTCTACTGATGTTTATGCTCTTAAGGCCAAATTAAACGACCTTAAAAATAAACTCCAAAGAGAACAAAATCCACAAAACGAAAAGAACCTCGCTGATGATTACCTCAATGAGGTTCTTTTCCTTGTGGATTCTCTCCTGAAATAACCAGCCCATAAATTCTTTCTACTTCGCTAGAATAAAATTTTCCTTCAATATTAGTATTATAATAGGCCTCATCTAATAAAACATTTCTTTTAAACTGCTCGTATGTCTCATAATAGGACATACTTTTTTTATGAGGGCATAAATACAAAATTTCTCTTTTGAACTTGTTTTCACCTAAAGATTTAACGTCTTCTTTTAGTTGGTCGCAACTACCGAAATATTTTCTCCAATCGCTTTCTTTGGTTTGCCGTCTTCCAGTCTTTGCGTTTTTTCTTCTTTCCCAGAAATGTTTTTTACCAATGTACTTCATCCCGTTTTCTAGGTTTGTTATTAAGTAAACAAATCCCTCATACTTTTTATCGACCTCATCAAATTCTTGACCGTTAAAATACCACACAAAAACTAAATAGCATTGTAATCTTTATTTATAATACAATGATCGGACCTACAAAAAGACCTCAAGATTTTGGATTTAAACAAGGTGATACTCATATTATAGTCAATGATATTGTTGAAACTGCAAAGGCTTATGATTTTTCTGGTAAACTTCTTTGGGAAATTCCGGCTCTTGCAAGAGGTCAAGGATCTGATATTGAATTTAGAGTTGTAAGAACAGATACTCCTCCTGGTCTCTATAAACTAGGGATCGTTTATAAAGATTTTGAAAGAGTCGGAGCAAATCCGGCTTTTGATAGAACTCTTGCGGCTTATGGTTGGTATTCTTTTGACATGAATGAACTAGAGGGCCAGGTTTCCAAATATGGTAGATCTGGAATTATGCTTCATGGTGGTGGATCAGCCGCAGGTTGGCCTGGGGCCTGGGCACCGAAACAACCACTATTCGCTACTCATGGTTGTGTGAGAATCTATAATATTGATCTAAGAGACAAGATTCTTCCTCTTTATAATAAAGGAACCGTTTATATTTCTGTTTATCAAGAAGCAAATCTAGCAATTAAACCCCCAGTTGTTTCTAAACCAGAAACTACTATCCCATCTAAACAGCCGATTAAGTTCACTGATGCAGCCAAGTTTTATAAAGAGGAGCCTCAACAAGTAGATGCCTTTAACTATCTTGAAAGCAAAACTCCTGATGACGTTAAAAAAGAATTCGCCGTAAGATATAGGAATTCCTCTCAACCAAAAGAAATCTTCACAAAGGCCCAGCTACAGCATGTATGGCAAAGAACCCCTACTGATGCCCAAGTAAACGAACTTAATGAGGCCCTACAGAGATTCGATATCACTACAAAATCAAGACTTGCCCATTTTATTTCTCAAATTTCTCATGAATCTGGTGGTGGAAAATGGATGAAAGAACTTGCTTCTGGTGATGCCTATGAAGGAAGAAAAGATTTAGGAAACACTCAACCCGGAGACGGAAGACGATTCAAAGGAGCCGGGTATATTCAACTTACTGGAAGATTTAATTATCAACAATTTGCAAACTTTATGAAAGATCCCCGAATTATGGAGGGGGTTGATTATGTTGCCGATAAGTATCCAGGTACAAGTGCTGGATATTGGTGGATGAATAACAAAATGAATGCCCTTTGTGACACTAATCCATCGGTAGAGCAGGTTACCAGAAGAGTCAATGGTGGGACTAATGGTCTTGCTGATAGGCAGATGTATTATAAGCGGTGCCTAGAAATCCTCTAACAGGATTTTAAAAATAACCCAGGCCACCCCAATTAGGCCAATTCCAATTAAAATATTTACTGACCATACTACTTCTGTCATTTTTGTTCTTCCATATGAATCCAAGTTTTAAGTTCTGAGACGTATTCTCTGAGCAGTTGTGCTTTTTGTAAATGCCAGATATCACCACTCTTAAGATATTCTTGAGTGTGATTATCTATTGCCTTTAGAATATTATGTATCGGAGCGTTCCAGTTCTCACGATGAGGAGTATTGAAGGTGCGAGAAGACATTAGTAAAGTATGCCTAGCTTATTTATTTATTCCAATAGTCAGGCATTAGTTGTCCTCATCTATTTTGGTCTTCAACGCAATCACGGTAGTCAGTAACATCATAAGAGTTTCATATCCTCTTCTTTCTGATTCCTGGCAATCTAGCACTGGAGGATTAACTAGTCCACCTAAAAAATTGGCCCGGTTGATAGATCCAGGAATCAAAAAATTACAAGAAAGAAAATTTATTCCAATAAAGGAAATAATGGACACACAAATAATAAAGATCAAATTAGTTATGACTTTTTTGCGGTCGTCCATGGTAGGAACTCTTTTAACTATTTAGAAAACCTAAATAACTTAAGAACTTAGAATTTAATTGTATGACGGTTCCACTAGAAATAGTTGATCGTTCAATTTTTAAAGGGACTGATTTTGAAAGTGAATTTAAACTTAAAAATTCAGATGGATCTGTTAATGATCTAACTACAAAAACAATAGTAGCAAAAATTCAAAAGTTTCCTGGTGCTGGAATTTCTACTTCTTTTGCAGTTGAATATTTAAATAGGCCTCAAGGGTCAATAAAACTTATTTTAAATAAGACACAAACTTCTTCCTTAGAATCTGGTAGAAATTATTTTGATATATTTGTTGTTTCTAATAATAAGACGCTTCCTTCTGTGGTAGGAACAATTCTTGTAAGAGAAACAACTGAAAATTAATCCCAAATGCACGAAACATATCAAGACCTGATGTTTAATTTAGAGGCAACATCAAGTTCAGAGGCCAAAAGAAAATGGAAAAACTCGATTAAAGAACATTGGAATTATGAGTGTGCATATTGCGGATCTGAAGACAATCTAACTTTAGATCACATTACTCCCCGAATTAAGGGGGGATCTGATCGAATCACTAATATTGTTTGTGCCTGTAGTGAATGTAATCATTCTAAGGGCCATCAATTCTGGGCAGACTGGTACTTAAAACAAGACTTTTTTACAACCGAGCGACTTTCGCAAATTATTAACTGGCAAAATGGACGAATATAGTACGTGGCTCCAGATTCTTCAAGGAGTTTCTGGGGCAATTATTGGTTATCTTACTCTTCTTATACCACTTCTGGTTCTTCTCTAATGGCCAATCGTAAAACTGTCCACTCTTTACACAACTTTGCTTTTTTTGTGTTATTGTTGGGTTTCGTTAGTTTTATTGCCATGTCAGAATTACGTTTTAGGTTTTCACAACTCGGTCTTCCTTTTCAATATTGGAAGCAGCTTATGGTCATAAATGACTCAGTGACTAGGGAATATTTTTATTATGTGTTGAACGGTAAATCGTGATACAAAAAAGTCATCTAAAAAAGAACATTCTAGATCAGGCAATTGCGGTTGCCATAGCATCTGATCCTCCGAAACGAATGGGTGCGATTCTTCTGAAGAGGAATAAAATTGTTTCTGCCGCAACCAATAGTTATACAAAGACCCATCCCATTCAAAAATGGGCCGCCGAGAGAACTGCCAGGCTTTATAATCAAAAAGATTATAGTATGAAGCAATATTTGCATTGTGAAATTAGTGCGATTATTAAGGCCAAAGGAGAATTATCTGATACTATTGTTGTTTGCCGGGTCGGCGGGCACGGTGGAAAAGAGATCCGAGATGCCAGACCATGTAGAATTTGTTCAGGGTTTCTTATTCAACATGGAATTTTTCATGTTCACTATTCAACAAATTATGGATTTTTATACGAATACTGGGGAGATTAATCATGTCACTTATTTCACAGTAGGATAGAAAACTTGTCATCAATGCACTATATTTTTATCTGGACTCGGTTGACGATTTTACGCCACAAGAAAAAATGGAAATCAATGCATTACGGAATTGGGTTATATTAGAGTATAATAAAAAACAGCCACCTCAATAACTGGCACATAACCCGACAAATTCAGAAAATCCCTCCTATATACTAGGAGGGTCCTCAAAAAGAGGCACCTTAGGAAAATAGATTTCCTAAAAACCAAATTAATTCTAAGGAGTTTAGAATCATGAAAAAATACGACGCAATTGTTTTTATTGGAAGATTTCAGCCTTTTCATAATGCTCATCTAGAAATTGTAAAAAGAGCATATGAACTGACTGATAATCTCATTATGATTATTGGTTCTCAGTATAAACCAGTAACCTACAAAAATCCATTTCAAATTTCTCTTGAGCACCTGAATACTCATAGTTACTGGTCTGCCTTGAGGCAATCCATTTTAGAAGTGACTTCAGAAGAAGCTCCACTAGAAATTGAAATTCAAGAAGATATTTATGGTGATACCAAGTGGTGTAATGAAGTTCAAGAAAAGGTAAAATATTGTCTTGAGACTATTTCACCATCTGCTAATGTTGGTATCATCGGTTGTGAAAAAGACGAGACTTCTTATTACCTGAAGATGTTCCCACAATGGGAACTAATTGAGGTTCCTCTTGAGCAAAATCTAAGTGCAACTCAGATCAGGGAACTCTACTTTGTCGAAGAACCGAATATGGACTTTGTGAAAAGTGTTGTTCCAGAAAAAATCTTTAACTATCTTGATAGTATGAAGAGTTCTGAATGGCATAATCATATCGTAAATGAGCGTAGATTTGTCGAGAAATATAAGTCTCAGTATGCTTCCTTGCCCTGGCCACCAATTTTTGTTACAGTAGATTCTGTAGTGTTTCAATCTGGTCATGTCTTGATGGTCCGTAGAAATGCCTATCCTGGAAAGGGCCTGATTGCCTTGCCAGGCGGTTTTCTAGACGCAAACACCGATTCCTCCCTAGAAGACGCTATGATTCGAGAACTCCGAGAGGAAACCGGACTTAAGGTTCCTTCTCCGGTTCTTCGTGGATGTATTAAAAATACTCATGTATTTGATGATATTTATAGAAGCAGCCGAGGGCGAACAATTACTCATGCCTTTAATATTGTTCTTCCTGATGGAGAACTTCCAAGAGTAAAAGGTGGTTCTGATGCTGATAAGGCATTCTGGATTCCTTTCTCTGAACTTGACCCAAGAGAGTGCTTTGAAGACCATTATCAAATTATTCGATATTTTATCTGAGGTAAACTTATGAAAACAATCAAAGGAGATCTAATTAAACTTGCCGAAAAAGGTAATTTTGATATTATTATTCAAGGTTGTAACTGCTATAATGTTATGGGTGGGGGGTTGGCAAAACAACTTGCAGACCGATATCCCAAAGTAAAACAAGCGGATATGTGTACAACTAGGGGGGATAAATTAAAGTTGGGTAGGTTTACTACGGCTCAAATAAACACAGGAAAAACAATTTTTACTGTGATAAATGCCTACACTCAGTATGAAATGAGTAATACTAAAGATGTATTTGAATATGGTGCCTTTGAAAAATTCTTAGAGTTATTTTCTAAATGTGTCCCTGATTATACACAGGGACCACATAGAAAAGTAAGCATTGGATTCCCTCAAATTGGCGCTGGACTTGCTGGTGGTGATTGGAGTAGAATTTCCAAAATGATTGAAAAGTTTTCAGAAGACGTTTCTGATTATGCTGATGTCAC